TACGGAATAGAGCGGGCCACTTACCACGCTTTCCCTGTCTGCTGGGTCTAAATAAAAGAAAACTCTTGGAACTTGCGATGTCTCATACTCTCTGCGGGAATATGATCCCGGCTGATCTCTCCCTCTCTGTGGATCCAAAACAACACTTTCCTGACCCTTTTCGCATCTTCCGCAGTAGTGATATAGTTTCGTAATCTCAGAACCCAGCCCCTTCTCTTCTTTTAAAAACTTTTTCCAATTTTCGAAAATATCAAACATTATTTTTGTCGCCTATTGTCGATCCACTTTAAACCAGCAGTTGCCGCCTTAATATAATGTTGTCTTTTCACAGCACCCATAAAGCTTCCAGATTTTGCCTTTTCATACTCTTCTCTCATCTCTCGAAGTTGACCTTTCTTTCCAGCTATAGTACTCCAGTACTCTGCGGCATTATCAACAGCCGCAAGAGTTGACCATGGACCGGCCCAACTTTCTGTAATCTGGTTTCCATCTTGATCATATGCTTTTATCGACATCGATGTGCCACTAGTTTCGCCACTAACCGGCTCACCATAGATAAAACTATCTTGATCAAACCTCCTAGCCAAGTCTTTGGCCAGATCTTTTAACCTTGCGCCGGATTTTGGAACATCTTCCCTTTCGGCTTCTTCCCAAATTAAAATGGAGTTTTCTTTAACTTCATTAGGCGCCGTAAGTGGTCCGATAAAGGACGCCGGAATCCTTTTTGGCTTTTCAACGTATCCACTTCCGGGCATCTTGTTCCAAGAAAAGCCAGCCGCTTTGACAGCGCTTTCAAGCTCTGCTTGTCTTTTCATGTTTTCTTCTCCGGACATGTTACCGCGAAAAGCAGTAATCATTGCAAATGGCTCCATTTCTTCTTCGATCCTTGCTTTGGTTCTACCAAAAGAAGCCAACTCATTTAAGACTTTTTTCTCATCCTCGCCAAACATGCCTTCCATCAAAGAAGTATTATGATGTATTTTTTCTATTTCCTCTTTAATAATCTTCTTAAGTCTTTCTTCTTTAATATTCATCAATTCGCTCCTTTTATTTTACAACTCCTAATAAATAGTTTTCTTGAATGATATAAACCTCTTTTCCAAAGACCTTAATCTTTTTGAGCATATGTCTCTCCACAACAGCGCATTCGCCTCGCGGAATGCGACAAGAACAGTCCGGTGCGGAATCTCGCACTTTAACAACCACGAAAGGATCTTCCTCTTTCTTAAAATCATCTGGCACAAGCACCGCTGATTCTTTTTGCTCTTCTTTTTCCTCAATGATTTCAACCCAAAGGTGCCTATTGAGTGGTTCAAAGTTTCTCATTCTTCCTCCTGCTTATAACATGACATATATCTTTCCCCTCGATCACAAAGAATTGTAACCACAGCACCTTCAGGATCATTTTCCTCAATCCATCTTTCTGCGGCCAGCACATTTGCTCCTGAACTTATACCGACAAGCAAGCCACTTTCCAAAGCCAATCTCTTAGCTCTCTCTTTTGCTTCCTCGGTCTTGATCTCTATTATACCATCTATTTTAGATTTGTCAACTAAAAAATCTTGACCATCGTTAATTCCCTGAATGCCATGTTCGTCTGCTGGCTCTGCTGGTTGCACTAAAATAGTTTCAACGTTCCCATAACTCTTCTTTAAAGCTTGGGAAACCCCCATTATTGTACCACCTGTTCCAGCGCCGGAGATAAAGGCATCTATCTGAGTGAACAGCAAAGACCTTCCAATTTCCCTTCCTGTTGTAAGCTCATGACATTCAATATTATCCGGGTTGCTAAATTGTTTTGGACAGTAGTGATTTTTATTTTCCTCGCAAATTATATCTCGCAAAGCAATTGCTCCAGCAAAATCACTTGCGCCCACTTCGATAATTTCAGCGCCATAAGCTTTCATCATTTGCTTTCTCTCACAACTCATATTGCAGGGCATTACAATTTTTACTTTATATCCTCTCATTGCCCCGAGCATAGCAAAAGAAATTCCAGTGTTACCGGAAGATGCTTCAACAATTGTATCTCCGGGCTTGAGTTCTCCTCGCTCCTCAGCTTTTAAAAGAATATAGTAAGCCACTCTATCCTTAATTGAGCCGGAAGGATTGTAAGTTTCAAGCTTGGCGTGCAGATGATCTCCGAGCCTTACTAGGGGAGTGTTCCCCACAAGTTTTTTTAGCATCGTTTAAAAAATTTCACATGCACCGCCGGCACACGCTACTTCTCCCTGAAGGTCTGTATTGTCCTCTTCTTCCTTGATCTTCGACAAATCAACTTCTTTAAGTGATTNCATCATTTTATTATATGTCTCCTCNTCACAATCTTCAAATGGAGCTTGGACATATGATCCTCCATCATATGGAAGNACNGCCAAGCCATTATANTGTTTNCTATTCTTCCACATCCATTCCCCNACTTTTTCCCACTCATTATCTTTAACGGAAACAGTTGCNGATACNTTGTGCCTATTTTGTCCCGTAATATGCCCTGATTTGACCCATTCACTGCTAAACCGCTTCACCCTTCGAAGCATTTGAAAAACCCTCTCAGAACGCATTATAGAGCCTTCTGGAGCTTTCTGTGGGGCAGCAATGATTGCTTGAAGGTGTGGTTTAAAATAATCATCTTCAACTAGTTCCGGGTGTCTTTTTGCGAGATATTGGTAGATTGCTTCATTTTTCCCGACACGAAGTCGACGAACATAAAAATCACTATGCCAAGCGTGAATGCCAGAACTACTCCCAACAATAATACTAGCAGTGCCTTCTGGTTTAATACATGTGGTTCTAGCTGCCGCGTTAATTCCAATAAGCTTTGCAACACGTTTATTCTCCTCTTTAACAACCTGTGCGGCCGCTTTTAGATCTAAGTTCAGAACCTTCCCTGAACATATGCCTGTCATTGAAACTCCGATGAGGGCATCTTTCTCCGTATTCCTCTGCCAAACATCACGAAGATAATGAAAGTCAGTATAAGACGCTTGAAGCGTTCCAACAAAAGCAGCCGCCTTGACCCTCAATTCAAGCTCCTCTTGTGTCTCCACATCACTTACGTTGACAGTGGTGAGGTTGCAAAACTGGAACGGTCTCAATCCGATTTCACAGCAAGGATTGGTTCCCCAATCTTGGTTATTTGTAAAATAGATCCCCGGCTCTCCTGATCCTCCCGCTTGAACCTTTGCCCAAAACTCTTGGAACTCTTCCTTTTCAATTCGATGGCGCAACACAACTGCGCTATTATTGGCTCTGGCTCTTTGTGGATTCTTCTCCCACCAATTTCCAAACTTACATGACATCATTTCAATGTCATCAAAGGAAAACAAAGAGATCAATGCCGCCCTTCGAATCCCGCCGGCAAGAACAGCATCTGCAATATAGCAGATCATATCATGAACTTCTTTAGTGGAGAGTTTGTCTCCCGTTTCTTTGGAATCCAAGATCTTACGAAGATTATGAATACAGTCATGAAGCGGTTGTGGACCCGGTGCCTTGCCGCCCGATGTGACAAGCCTTTCACCCTTGGCGCGAATATCTGAATAATCAAACACAATTGTGCTCGTCCCATTAAAATAAGACTTCACCAAGTGCTTTACTGCGTCAGCCCATCCTTCGATCGAATCGCCAATAAGATATCGCCTGTTACGGGGCGAAGGCTTTTTAATCTCGGGAAGTTTTTCAACATGATTTTTTTGCACTGAATAGCCCACTCCTGTTCCTCCCAAGAGCAAGAACATAATTTCAGAGAAAGATCTCCAATCATCAATAGGGAGATATGCACAGTTGAAAACTCTTGAAGGATTTACTTCAATGGGTTTCCCGGCAAATTGCATCGAGCGCATTGAAGGAAGAACCTGTTTGTTGTACACGTATTTATATACTTTTCCGATTTCTCCTGCAAGATCTTTGAATTTCTTGGTATGCATTTTCTGATTTCGCCCGACTGTTTCGTCCCAACTTTCTCTCCGCTTTTTCTTAGGGAGATAACGAGCATACTTCATATGATGCGTGATGTCCGATAAAATCTTGCTTGCTAATTCCATTACTTTCCCTTTCCCTTCACTGTGATTTAAATGATTTATACTTGTCTTTTAATAATTGTTCCTGCCTCTTTGCGGCATTGTCCATTACATCTGTTGGATTCTGCCCATTCTGATCCACGACTCTTATTGACACATTAGATGTATCCATAGAAATGGGATATACAACTCCGTCGATGCCATTTCTATTTTTGGCAATAAAAATTCTGCCGCCATTTTCTTGCTTATCCTCCATTGTCCGAGAAAGAGAAAAAATGAAATCGGCAACAAAACATTTATTAAACGCTTCTGAAATTGATTCCATTGTTATAACTTCGGCATTTAAACCACTGCGGTTTGTTTGTGATGCCGTCCAGACACAGCACTCACTAAGCTTTGCCAATCCTCTTAGTTCTTCGTAAATTTCTTCCAGTTCTTGTCTCTTTTCTCTCTTGGCCCTTACAGGCTTAAGTAGATCCGCATAATCCACAGCGATTAAATTTGGCTCTATTCCACGATTTCTCAATCTTGCCAAATGATTTTTGATCGTCTCTGTTGAGGCATTCTTTGTTGGATATTCTTTTACAATCAAAGATCCCTCCATTCCTTTAACTTTTTCTAAAACAACCTCTTTAAAATCTCTTAAGTCATTAAGCGGTATACCAGTTAAACAGCTATCAAAACGAGAAGCAACAACTGTATCTTCCAATTCCAGTGTATAATACACAACGGTCTTTCCGGCCTTAAGAGCTTGTGATGCCAAGTGAACAAGAGCCATTGATTTTCCGGCTCCTGTCGGCGCAATGACAACTCCAAGCTCTCCTTTGCCAAGACCACCAGAGGTAATACGATCAAGCGGAACCCAGCCTGTTGAAGTTGGAAAACGCTGTTTCAGTGAAAAACGTTTTTCGAAATCTTTTAAGTAATCATAACCAAAGTCATTATTGTTTCCTAATTTCAAAGCCTCATTAATAAGTCTGCTAATCTCTTCAAACGAAGATGAATGAAGAAGTCTAGCTGACTTGATCATTGCCTCTTTCAGGTTTTGTTTTCGACAGAAATCCAATGACTTTTTCTTCACATATCCATCACCATCCAAATCCGGAACCTTAGTAATGATCTTCGCAAAAAAGTCTCTTATTTGTTTTTTAACAGCTTCGTTTTCCTCTTCTATTCCGGCTCTTAAAATGGTTGCAAAGATTTCCCGGCTAGGATGAGTACTAAANTCTCTTTTATAACCAAAAATTGTATCAANAAACAATTGAAGATATTTTAGTTCAAAGAACTCGGTCCTCAATACTTCTCCGATCTGATCTGAGAATTGCCGATCATCTAGTATAATTCGACATAAATTCTCTTGAAAGTTTTTTCCAAATCTAGAGAAATCCATTCGGTCGTGCGTTGAATTCATATTAACTCCTGAAGTGTTTTGTGAAGTGATAAAGTAAATAGAATTGTATCATTTTTCGCTCTTAAAGTCAACAACTATTTTTCGAAATATTGCAAAAAGAGTTGTCCAGTCGTATACACCGAAGCCATCTTGGTTCATCATTTTTATAATACCTGTTTTATTAAACTCAGGTTTCATGTCAAAGATGGCCGATCTGACCTTCGCTTTATTTTGTGGAGAAATGGTTGGAGCATAAAGCTGCATAAGTTTATAATTTTCTTCAATTAATTTTTTATTTTCTAAAATATTTCTAT